AATGTTGTGGTTGCTCCAGTTTTAAATATCTTAATATAGTTCTAAGTAAATGCTTATCTGGTCTCCAATTAAACATTAAACAATTAAACAGATACATATTTTGTTTAAAGTCTATATCAGACTTAATCTTTTTGAAGTTTGCTTCCAATACTCTTTATAATCCTATCTGCCTTGACTTGTCCTGCATCAATAGCCTGTTTTAGTTCATCATCAAGTGATTCAAAGAATTGTTTAGATAGTTCTTGCATATACTGCTCAGGATTTGCAAGTAGTTGATCTATGTCAATAACTCTTAATAACTCATCTACTTCTCTATCTATCTGTTCTTCTAAATCAGTTATCTTGTCTAAGTATGCTTTAAGTACCTTCGCCATTTGCTCGGTTTAGTTTAAATATGTTATCAGTTGTATCTGTTTCTTGTTTCTTTTCATCTAAGAAGTCCATTGCTGCCTGTCTATCAGGGAACTTATCAGGATCTTGGGCGATTAGATAATCAAATCTATCTGCTATACCATGTTTGAACTTCCAATCCCATTCATCTCTTTCTGCATCAAAATCAGGGAATTTAACTTCTGCATAATCAAGTGCAATAGATTCAGGTAATTGTAAACCTGTTTCTACCTGTACTATTTGTCTTTCAATCTCGTATATGTGCTTTTCTGCCCTTCTCCACTTTTCTACTTCATCTTCTCTTGCTTCAAGCAGTTCCAAGTTTTCTATCTTTAATGCTACACCTGACTTACTTCCTGATAATCCAAAGTCAAAGTTCAGGTTGTTATTAAATGCTATTGTTTTAAGTTGGAACTCAATACCCTCTTTAATACTTGTAATGTCGGTATTTGAGGATATATTACTCATACTACCCTCATCTACTACTACAACCTTATTTAAGCCTAATTGGATATTATTTGCATCAACTCTACCCTCTATAACAAATTGTCCACCTGCTGTTCTTATGTGGTGTTGTAGCATAGTCATAGCAATATCTATCTGCTTATTACCAAGAGCAATATCCATAGCACCTTCATTAAAGAACTCATCTACCATGTGTGTAGGTTGTATAAATGCAAATGGTAATACACCATAAGGATTAATATTATCTTCATTTACTTTAATAATCTTGCCTGTACTATCAAACATATAATGTTGTTCAGCACTCCAGTATACATACATATCTTCATCAGTATTTCTCCAATCGCCTGTTGCTTTGTTTAGAGGATATGTAATACCAATAGGTTTAAGTGGATCATACGGATCCATAACAGGAACAAAGTTCATAATAGGATTGTATTTAAACTTACCATCTTCCCAACCAACATGTACTGCTACAGTACCAAGCAGGTTGTGTACTCTCTCAAAAGACTTCATTTTATAATCTTTATCTTCAGTAAACTCATAATACTTATCATTTTCTACATCTCTTATAGGTCTATCTTTATAGACTAATGATATTCTGTTGATTAGTTTCTTGGTTAGATTAACACAATATATAGGTATTTCTTGTTGTAGTGTACCTGAGAAATATTGATCTATGTATTTAGCAGTATTGTTATAGGTGTAATAATCAAGTGCTTCATCTCTTGTTTCGAGCATTGCACTTTGGTTCTCCCATTTTAACTGCCTAATAGATTCTTCTATTATATCTTTTGCATTACTATATACTATCATTCCCTCTCCTAAGCCATATATGTTTTTGTTACAGGTTTTTTAACAGGAAATTCATAATCTATGCTGTATCTAAAGGCATCAGTAAGGTGTGTAAGGCTTGAATTAGACTTATCTATTTCTCTTGTTCCTTCTTTTAATACTACTTGTTCCAAGTCCTTTATAAACTCCTTACATTGAGGATCTATTATAGTTAAATCCATTGCCTTATTAACTGCATTAACACTATCAATAATTGATGGTGCTTTCTTCTTTACTCGCAATCCAAATCCATTTTGCCTAAGAATATCGTGATCAGACATCATTGCTGATGTATGTCTATTCTTACCTGCAGGATCAGGATAACAAATATAGTGTCCTGTCGTATCAACCACTCTATTTGGTCGTAATAAGTTGGGATTCTCGTATGGGTATTTTTCTTTTATTAGTTTAGCAAGTCGTTCAGTCATTAAATCTTGACCTCCACTATGACTTAGTTGCATCTCATCAAACACTTGTATTCTCGGTTTATTTCTATGTATCTGAAACAAAACACAACTAATCGGATCTACATTGAAATCCATTGCTATTCTAATAGGTAGGGAACTATTATATGAAACTTGTTTTACATTTTTATCTCTATCAAAAGCATAATAACAAGTTCCGTATTGTAAATTTACAAAATTACCATCAATATAACTACTGATTAATTTCTCATCATAGTTCTCATATAGTGAATCTATAAAGTCTTGTGGTAGGAATGTATTGTCTGTAGTCTTGCCCTGTATTAATTCATAACCTGTTTTAGGGTTGTCTTTCCATAAGTCATATACAAAGTTAAATCCTTCAGGAGTAGTAGTAATCCAACCTGACAAATGCTTACCATCTCTTAGTCTTGATAAACCCATCTTCCAAGCCTTATCATCTTTAAGTAGTGCTGCCTCATCAAGTCCTACACCTGCTAAATTTAAACCTGCCCATCTTCTGTAGTTTTCTGCTGATCTAAGTATGATGTTAGAATAACCTTTCTTCCATTGTACAGTATATTTCATCTCACTTGCTCTATACTTATATTGGAATCCAAGTTCTTCTAATGTTTCCTCTAAAGTTGGTTGTAGTACATCTCTAATCATAGGGAATGTAGGTTCTGCTAATAGTATTGTTTTTTGTGGATTTCTACCTGCTTCTAAGATACCTTTTAAAACAAATGCTAATGTTTTACCACTACCGTAACCTGCTACAAGTGCAGGGTATTTAGATTTAGATCTGATAAACTTGTTCTGATGATCAAATACCTTAAATGACTTCAATATCAAAACCTTCTGCTAATTCATCTTCCATAGGTTGTGGTTGTTCTGCTTGTCCTAATACTTGTTTACCAAGCCATATAAGCATAGTTACATTACCTCTATCTGCTGCCTTCCATTGCATCTGCCTAAGCCTCATTTTTCCCTTATCTCTCCCTTTTGTAAGAAAACTTGAATAACTCTTTTTAATAAGGCTTTCACTACAATTAAAAAAAGATGCTATTTCCCTGTTAGTGCAACCATAACTTGCTAACTTTTCTAACTGTTCAGTATCTATATTATGTTTTTTAGGTCTAGCCATTTATAAGTTCTGCTTTCTTTCCTGTATATTGTTCCCATCTATTTATAATAACATCACAATAATTTTCATCTAATTCCATACCATAGCATACTCTATTAGTTTTCTCACAAGCAATTAGTGTTGTTCCTGAACCAAGAAAAGTATCTAATATATTATTAGGTTTAGATTTAGCATGTCTATCAGCATACTCTAAACACCATTTAATTATTTCAATAGGTTTTTGTGTAGGGTGGCTTCTATTTTCTTTGTTTGCTTTTGCTCTTGAATATTCTTTAATTCTTAATGCATTGTTAAAAGATGTCCAAGCCATTTCTCCATCTGCTAAACTAAATCCTCTTTGTCCTTTATCCCAAATCAACCATCCCATTGAAGGTTTAAGAAATTCTGTAAAATAGTTTCCTCCCCATATAATTTGTGATTTAGTTAATTTTATTAGCATTTCAAATGCATTTTTACTTGGTATTTCTTTATCCCATTCAGGATTACCATAATTCTTCCACCCATGTTTGTTTGTTTTGTCTTTAAATTGATTACCTTTTACTAATTGATTTCCATAATCTATTCCATAAGGTGGATCAGTTAATAACAATTCTATTTTATTACCATCTAATAATAATTCTATATTTTCTTTCTTTGTGCTATCTCCACATAACAACCTATGATTACCTAATTTCCATAAATCTCCTAATTTACATACAGATTCTACATCTTCAGGTATATCATCATCATCTGTTAATCCTTCTTCTTCTACTTCAAACAAATCAAGTTTTAAATCTTTTTCTTCAAAACCAAATTCCATAAGTTCATCTAAATCAAAATTGTCTGCAAGTACATCAAAATCCCAATCTCCTGTATTTTGATTGAGCCTAATGTTTAATTCTCGTTCTTGTTCAAGTGTCAAGTCAAGTTCTACACAAGGTACTTTTTTTATTTCTAATACCTTAGCAATATTTACTCTTTGATGTCCACCAATTATAATGTTTTTTCTATCTTTGTTTACATTAATTAATATAGGATCTACTAAACCAAATCTTTGTATGCTATTTCTTAGGTTCTGATACTGTCTTTGTGATAGTTGTCTTGGGTTATATTCTGCTGAAATCAACTGATTTATGTCGTATTCTTTAACTTTCATGTATCTTCCCTTTTTATTAAAAATTTACTTAACCAATACCATGCAATCTCATAAGGGTTTACTTGGTGTTTAGCACTATACATTTTTTCGCCTAATTGATGGTACTCCTGATGACATGCCCTACATACAGGAATAGCAGAATAGTGTTCAGGTAATTCTTTCTTTCTATCACTACCCATACCTAAGTATTTTACATGATGTGGTTCTACAGGACCTTTAGTATAACATAAACTACAATGATCCTGCTCTCTAAGATATTGTAAATATTTATGTGTTAGATACATTAATATCTTCTTATAAGTGTTTTATTATGTTTAGATTCTTCACAATCTTTGTTTAAAACTTGCTGTACACTTAGTTCTAACCATTTTGGAGAATCATCATATATGTAGTTTTCTTCTATTAGTGCATCTATTAACTGCTTACAACCACCTACAAGGTTATCATAGTCTAATAATCTTTTTCTAGTACTTACTATATTGAGATTTAATTTTTTAGGCTCGGTTACTTCTTCTATGTTATTAAGCCTCATTTGGTTACGGATTAGAAGTGCATATTCTTTCTTCAACACAGACTTTTTCGCCCAATGTTGCCTGTCTAATACATTTCTTGATTTTATTGTTATTGGTAAAATCATCATGTGTCCTTATTCGTAGTATAGTGTATATAGTACCACAAATACAACATTGTATAGTTATTTAATGTTATTTAAGTTTAATTATGGACAATCCTAAAGATAATGAACTCATAGAAATTATAGCAAGAAATATACTTGATATACTTAAAAGATTAGAGCATATAGAAAATACTAATCAAAGTAATGAGCAAATATTAATGTTTTTAGAAGATATATTTAATCCACCAAAGGATCTTGTATCTTCTGATGAGGAAATGGTAGCATTTTCAAAAGAACTC